GAGGAATTGAGAACGGTGACGCTGAGTTAAGATGACTCCGCGAGGAAGCGGCCGAGGGCGGCTCCCTGGGGATTGAGGGGTGAGTCCTTGCGGAACACACCCGACAGGTGAGAATGAAATTTAAGAAGCTACGGCGGCCGTGGCATCTGAGTCGTCTGCGTCGGTCACCTCATCATCTGCTTCCGGAAGGGAGGCGTTGTGAAGAAGCATGCGGGCAGGGGGTGAAGAGTTGAGATTCCCTCCACCTTCGACGATGATATTGAAGGACACTTTAACGTAGAAGCGCCATTCCTCGAACTTTGTATGGGAGCCAAAGAACAGTACTGGTGGGGACGCGTCAAAACGGTATGGGATGAGCTGTCCAGACACGCCTGTAGGAAAAGGAACATGAACAGTGTGAAGAGGAGTGAAATGGTTAATGATTCTCTCAGAATTGCCTTCCATAGCCAAGAGTTCCGTTGGCGTCGGTTTAGGGAGAGAGTCGGCTCCGAGGGCGTAGCAGAAAACCTGAGCCTTCTCCGTAGCCTTGAACCCGACGGCGGTGAGTTGGACATCAGACACGCTTACTTTACGAAAGGCGCGACAAAGGACTTCGACGTCGGATTCGTCAGCGAAATTGAACCGGCGAATGAACTGGTCAGACTTGGCAGTGAGGTACTTGGTCTTCGAGATTGTGATGGACATGATTCAAACTAATAAATAAGAACTTAACCCCCTCTCAGGCCCTAACTGAACTCCGCGCTCAGCTGCTGGAGTAGCTCCTCCGCGCGCATAACTGGGTCCGAAGTACTACCCAAGGCGGCTCTGTAGGCACGCTTGGATATGACCTGGGAGCGATGTTCCACGAAGAATCGCGTGTTCTGCTGGTGCGCAGCCATCTCGCTCTCAGACATGTACTCGAAGAGGGCGTCGGCATTACGATACGCAAACAGGTGCTCCTGAAAGTAGCTGCGAGCGACGTCGTCCAAACGGCCAGCCTGATCGTAAATGAGCATCTTGAGCTGCAGCAGCTCCGGGCTCTTGAAGATGCCAGCCGG